TCTTCACCGCCTCCAGAAGATGACCAACGAAGAGTTCCTCCATATTGCGCACCATTGCTATCAAGTTCAAGCCCTGCCATATGAGCTGTAGCACCTGAGCCTCCGCCTTGATCCAGACTGCGGTGATAAACAATCCAGCTTTCATCACCATCTGTTCTTTTAATCCAAATGCTGCCAGGTTCAGAACCTAAGCTGTGACTAATGTCTCGATGACTACCATTTCCTGTATAAGTTACAACATCAAAAAATCCAGGCGCTTTGCGGAATGTCCAAGAGCATAGGTGATTTCCGTTATTGTTAAAATGAGTTTGCGTACCAACGGAAAACCCAGTGCTTGTAAATGCAGTTAAACCTTGAGATTCAGTGGCGTTAGCGTTTGTGTCATGAGGCTCAAGAGATTCTGTCGCACCACGCTCAGTATCAACTAAACGGTGCCCATTGCCATTACTTCTGTTTTTAATCCAAACCGCTCCTCCTTCACCACTTAAGTCAATGCCGTTATTTATCGTCTGAGCAGATCCCGTACCGTCATACAAAAACGTTGAAAATACGTCGTCAACGTAAACAGGATCTTTCTTACCACCAGCCGATGCTAGTGTTGTTTGTTGTGTAATAGGATCCATATCAGTTCACATAATCAGCAAGAGCAGCACCGCGATAACGTGTACCACCGTCATCGGTGACAAAGACAAAGAGGTGGGTTTTACCGGTGGAAAGAGTTGGTGCAGTATCAGCAGGGAACTTAACGCTTGCAGGCCAAGTTACTGTGCCAGATGTATGCGTAAGTTCTAAAGTAAATGTTCCTGCTGTTCCGCTTGCAGGTGGGTTTGAGAAGGTAAACGTAGAGTTACCATTAATAGTCTTGGTAAAGTAATTACCAGTGCTTAGATTAATATCTAAAGCTGCTACTGCTTCTGCAGTCTGTTCATAAGCTCCATCGACGCTTACACCACCGTTAAATGTTTGCTCTGAAGTAAAAGTATTTGCAGAGCCTGTAGCAGCAGCCGATCCCGCGCCAGCTAGTGCTGAAATATTGACAGTAACATCTGTGCCACTGTTATCGTAGATAAGTGCATCTGCTTTAATTTTTCCGTATGCCATGATTAGTTAAGTACAGTAAGTTGAGAGTTAGCTCCGACAGAAATAGTTACACCGGAATTGAGAGACACTGTCGGACCCATCATCCCTGCATTTGTACTAGCAGCAACGACTTTGCTAGTCGTTATCGTTTGTGGTGTTTCAATGAATGCTGCATCGATATTTCCAAGGGAGGTATCTACATATGCTTTAGTTGCAGCATCAGTATTTGCAGTAGGCGTGCCAAGGTTGGTGATCTTATTGGTAACTGCGTCAAGCTCACCACCAAGTTGTGGTGTCGTGTCGTCACTGAGATTCTGCATCCCAGCACCCTGTAGTGAAGAAACACCGACAAAAGAAAGGTTGCCACTTCCATCAGTCTTCAAGACTTGATCAGTAGCACCGTCAGCAGATGGATATGTAACACCATTAAGCTTGACCGTACCAGTGATGTCCTTACCGTTTACATCAAGGTTTGCACCTAGCTGGGGGCTCAGATCATTGACGAGTTCAGGACGATAAGCATCGAGACTGATAACAACTTCACCTGTACGTTGGTCAACAGTAAATGTCTCACCAACTTTAAACTTACCGTTATGGTCCGTACTTGATTGGAATACCTTACCGTTATTCAGGTTCTTAACCTGATTGGCTTCAATAGGTACACCACCATTCTCAGGAGCTGCTCTGTAGTCAGTACCAGCACCTACATACTCAAACGTATGACCACCAGTAGAGATATACGACCTGTTAAAGAAGCTAGCTACATCACCAGCAGTAAGTCCAGCAATTAAACCCAGGTTAGTAGCAAGTGCAGCTGGGTTTGGATTCTCAATCGTGACATCCCAACCACTACCGTTAGCTACAGCAGACTTAACAGGGTATGTATTAGATCCAATCGTCACAGACATATTGTCTTGTGGACGTGTAGCAGAGCCATACCATCCAGTACCTGCAGTTTGAGCACCGATAGTAAATGTAATGTCACCAGCAGAAGCGTTTGTACTTACTGGAGCAGTGAAGTTAGGTGTAGGAGACTTACCATCAGCAATCAATCCATACCGACCGTAGTCAGTTGTACAGTTACTAAGGTTTAGTTGACCACCATTTAATGCTTTAGCGTGGTAATGACAGAACGTACCAAAGAAAGATACGAGCTGTGCATAACCATTGTTGCAGCAAAGAATACCTGGACCATCCAAGGTCACCTGCGTGAACGAATCCACAACCATTGAACGCAATGGCGAGTTACTAGACACTGCAGCACCGTTAACCAACAGGCCACCACCAGTAGGACCAGAAGTTAGGTCACCACCAAAACCACCTTGAGTAACGTTGTTGGGATCAAAGAACCCACCAAGAGAGTTATCAGCGTTGTACTCGGCTTGAGTATGGTTGAAAATACCAGAGTCAGCAAAGTTCGTACAGTTTTGAATGTACGGAGACTTATAGATAACAGAATTAGGATAAAACTCGGCCACAAACGCTTGGTTTGTAGGGAGACCGTACGTGCTGTCACTATCAATAGCGTGCCCACCACGTGTACCACTAGCCTTCAATCCTCCAAAGGAGAAGTTCTGGATCTGTGTACCGCTATTAACACGGAACAAAGAGTTCAGTTCTGTAGCAGGTGTGGGGTGTACAAAGCAACTACGTAGGGACTGTCCAACAATAGATAGGTTATTAACCGTAACGTCGATAGGAGCTATCTCACGATAGATACCAGGAGCAACAAGAACGATGTCACCATGATCAGCACTAGTTACAGCAGCTTTAATGGTCTTCATCGCATCAATAATACGATGACCATCATTAGTATCTACACCGTTAGCCTGGTCAACCCAGATAACAGTTGGCTGCGTAATAAACGTACCACCAGATGAAATACCAAGCCAGTTAGTACCACTCCATACAGACAGAGTTTGGTCATTGGCGTGGTCATACCACATTTTACCTACAGCCCAATCTGTACCAGAAGGGGTTCCTGATTGATAAACAGTATCGTACCTCTTGTCATTAGCTGAGGTAGTACCAATCTCATCATCAGAACCTACTGCATTCGGTGTGGTGTTTTGTTCTGCAAGAGTCCTTACGTCACCAGTAATAACCTTCTGAAGATCAAGAGTATTATCAGTGATCTTTGCACCACTAATAGAACCATCAGCAATCTGACGGTTGGTTACTGAATTAGGTCCAAGCTTAGGTTCAGTAATAGCATCGTTCTGAACCTTTACAGTTGAAACAGAATCACTAGCAAGCTTAGCGTTAGTAACAGCGTAAGTATTAATCTTGCTTGTGTGTACCGAAAGATTGACAAGCTCAGGTGTATCAACTGAGTTGTCTTGCATTTTATCAAGACTAACTGAATCAGTAGCGAGTTTAGAGTTAACTACGGCTGCATCGACAATCTCTGGTGTATCTACAGAGTTATCCTGCATGTTACGCAAGGCAACAGCATTATCATCAAGCTTTGCATTAGTAACAGCAAGATTGACAAGCTCAGGTGTATCTACCGAATTGTCCTGCATTTGCTCGATAGCAACCGAGTTGTCTGCAAGTTTGTCGTTAGTTACAGCATCTGGACCTATCTTAGAATTAGTAACATTTAGGTTTGCCAGTTTGATTGTCGTGACGTTGAGGTCACGTATCTTTGAGGTTGAGACACTTTCATTAGAAATCCCCTCTTCGCTAACTAACTCTTGATCGGCATACAGAAGTTGATCAAGGTTTTCATTTAACTCACCAGCTTTTAACGAGTTACCCGACGAAAAACTAAATCGAGCAGCATCTACATCCGTATCACGATAGATACGAATCTGGGCTCCACTGGCTGGAGCTGTATTAAACTGGATGGTTGAAGCGTTGGCAAAAGTATATGCAGTTGTAGCAACATGATCAAGGGTTACCTTGACATCTGCTTCTTTCAAATATGTAAATGTAATTGAGTAAAGGGTGGTGGAACCGTTACCCGTAAAAGAATGTTCAGTTGTTAGTGTTGTTGCCATTACTTAGGAATACCTAGTACATTTTGAATTTGATCTATATCTCCACGTTCTGAGAATTCAGCTACAGCATTCTGTTGATATTGTTGCTGTCTAATTTCTTCCGCATCAGTAAGTTGTGCTTCAGCAGCCTTACGTGCATTGCTTAATGCAACACTAATCCTGCCATGTAAGTTTTGCCATTTACGATGATCAACAATACCGCCACTAGCAGCTTGTGCTTCTCTATATGTTTTGACAAACTCTTGATTTTCTCTCATGATCCTTGTTAGATCACGAGCAAAATTACCATCACGACCGATGAGTTCATACAACTCAGCACGTTGTGCAGGTGTATATTCAACACCACGACCATTAGTAAGCATTGAAGGACGTGAGTCAAACTCAACGTCTACAAGGAACTTCTCAAGGTCTGTTTGACCACCATAGACCTTCCAAGGACTCATAGCGTTATAAATACGATGGAAGAAGTTAGAAGGCTCGTTGACTTTCTTACCTGTAATCCAGCTATATTGAACAGCAAGGTCACCTTTAGCAATCGGGTTACGGTTAGCAATTAGGTGATAAATATCCTGTTCCACAACACGTAGTTCTGGATGCATCATCCGTGCAAGTTCATTACGCATACCTGAAAGAGGCACGGTTGAACTACCAAAGCTTGCAGCCCATCGTGCAGC